GCTAAATATCAAGCAGAAATGCTTAGAGAAGGGTACGCAAAAGACACAGAATTTGTCAATAAACTAGATAAAGCACTAGAACAAAGTAACGATGGTGGGTTACTAGTTCCAGAAATTTATTCTGACGAATTCATCGAACTTCTTTACAACAAAACAGTTGTTAGAGAAATGGGTGCAACAATCATTCCTATGGAAAAAGGAAACATTAACATCAACAAAATGATTGGTGGACTTACAGCACAATATATTCCTGAAGGTGGATCTGCATCATTCAGTAATATCAAACTAGGAAGAGTTAGACTAAGTTCCAAAAAACTTATGGCTCTAAGTGCGGTTTCAAACGACTTACTTAGAACTAACTCATACTACGCTGACAGAATTATCCTAAACGACATGATGGAAGCTATGGTACAAGCTATGGACTACGCGGCACTATATGGTACTGGTGGAGAAGACGCACCACTAGGAATTGCAAACACATCTGACATTTCTACTGAAACAGTTTCTGCTGTTCCAACTAGAAGTAAAATGATTGAAATGAAAACAATTCTTGGTAAAAACAACATCACAATTTCAGACCCAACTGTTGGATTCGTAATGAGCTGGGACAGCTGGAAAAATCTTGCTGACGAAAGAGACGCAGGAGAAGGACTTATTAACAAAGAACTTGTGGACAATGGAACATTATTTGGACACAAAGTATTAGTTACAAACCAAGTAAGAAGTTCAGGTTCAACAACAGACATTTTCTTCGGAAAATGGAATGAACTATTAATTGGTGAAGAGTTCAACGTACAAATCGACGCAGATGGATCAACTACATTCACTGACGAAAACGGTAAAGTTATTAACGCATTTACAAATGACTTCACTGTATATCGTTCAATGATGAAACACGACATGAAACTTGCTCGTGGCGTTGCATTTGTTAAATACGAATTTAACCAAGCATAAGGTTTAGCGGTAAGCTAGATTAAACATAAAAACACATAGGGGACTATAAAGATCCCCTATGGTGTAACAAAAAACAGGAGGAAATAAAAAAGTGAAAAAACTATTCGATTTAAACAGAGTATCAGTTGTAACTGGAGCACTTGTTAGCGCTCCGGCCGTTGGAACAGAAACAGGAACTTCTGTCGACACCCTTAATTATAGACACGGTATTTTCCACGTGGCAATTGCTGGTGGAACAGGAGACACTGGTTATACTATTACAGTAGAACACAGTGACGACGACTCAACATTTGAGGATGCTGGTCTTGATGCTGTAACAGGCACTGCGGTAGACGGAGAAACTAACCAAGAAAATGTAGAAGTTACCCTAAAAAGTCTTAAACGTTACGTTAGAGTTTCTGTAGAAATTGCAGATAACGCTGGTGTTACACTAAGTGCTGTTTACGCATTAGGCGACAAAGACTATATCCCTTCTTCAAACGAATTCCTAAGTAACTAATAGGTAATTTAGTTGAAGTATAATGGGAACAACATAGACGCGGGGAGTAAGAAGATTACTCCCCTAGTCTTAAAAAGTTTTAGTAAACAGCAATTAACAAACTTAGCAAAATCAAAGGGTATAGAATTACCAGAAAAAGACTTGGATAAGGAAACTTTAATTGACATTATTTTAAAAAAGATAGACAAGAGAAGTTTATTTATTGACTAGGAGTAGATAAAAATGGCTGAAAAATTAATAGATACGGCATTAACAACCATTGATAGGGTAAAGGATGAACTGGGTTTAAGTGCAGGAGATAGTTCTACCGACAATACTATATCGAGATATATAAACGAGGCTACTGACTTCATAGAGAGTTATCTAGGAACTCAGTTTAAACTTGTTGAAGGTCACGAAGAAGTATTAACTGGCTCGTCGGATAATTACTTAATCCTAAAACATAAACCAATAGTAAAAATTAATTCTATTAAAATGGGCGACTACACAATAGATGACTATCTTGTTAATGAGGATGACTATAAATCTGGAATGATATACCGCGATAATGGGTGGAGAAAAACTACCTTTACAAGAGGTTTAACTGGTGACCAATTCGGTGAAAAAAGAAGCTATGTCGTAAATTACGATTATGGTTACGTGTTACCGAAGGATGCACAAGAATGGAACGACCAAACTCTTCCTAGAGACTTAGAAGGAGTTGCAATTAGACTTGCTGTTAGTAAATTCAAAGAAAACCAAAGAGACAGTTACGGTTTAAAAGAGTTAAAACAAGGTAGACTTACTTATAAGTTTACTGATGTGGATCTTGATAAGGGGTCCGAAAGAGTACTTAGAAGATATAAAGGTTTTGGAGTGTGGTAATTTTGAAAAATTACATATTAAAGAAAGATGTCGTTTCAGCACAAGGTTCAAAAATAAAATCGTACAAAAAGGGTGACGTGGTTGAACTTTCAGAAGAGGAAGTTGAAAGATACGAACAGCTTGGAGTTTTACAGAAAGAACCTACAACTGTTAAAGAAATTAAAGATGTACTTGATGAAATGCAAGTTCATTACCCCTCGGATGCAAAAAAATCTGAGTTACAGGACATACTTGGAGCCACCTTGAATGGTTTACACAAATAAGGCAGACTTTAAGAGAAAAGTTGACAAACAGAACAGCGAGGGAACTGTTTTTAGTGAGTACGAACCCACGTTAACCGATATTGATTGTAACCTACAGGAAGATGACAGTTTTTCAACCCATGGACCGTATGGACGTACTAATGAAGATGACACTTTTACTTTGTTTTTAGAAAAAACACACCAACCTTATATACAAAGGGGAGACCGAGTTATTATTGACGGTTTTGATACGTACTCTGTGGAAAAGGTTTTTAGAAATTACGTTACACACGTAGAACTACTTTTAAAAAGTGGTGTAAATAGTGGCTAGAAATGACAGGGGTATGAAAGTATACTCAACAAAAACAGGAAAGCCAGGATTTGCAAGTGTGTACAGTAAGTTCGAACAAGTTAAAAAACAAGGTGAACGACACACTGAAGAAATTACAAGGGAAGTTGCGTTAGAGATAAGACGTGACACAAGACAAAACATACGAACATCCTTGGAAACACAAACTGGACAGTTGGCTAGATCAGCCTACCTTAAAAAGAGAAGAGGAAGCAACCCAACTTATGAGGTTGGTGTACGTGCTGATTATGCTGAGTACACAGAGTTTGGTACTGGTATATACAATATTTTTGGTAGAGGAAGAACTGAACCTTGGAAATACTTCAGTAAAAATACAAACAGATGGGTAAGTACAAGAGGACAGGAAGCTAATTTGTACTTTAATGACGCCTTAGAAAGTAACTTAGGCAGGTTTCCAGATAGACTTAGAAAGAAAATTAGGGGGAATTTGGCATGACACCACAGGCAGAACTATACCAAGCACTTAGTCAAGACCCCGAAATTTTAAACATTGTTAGTGGGGATACTAGTAAGATAACAAATAGTTATCCCGACAAGGACATGTTTAAATCAGAGAACGTAGAATCTAACTTTCCAAGAATTACTTTTGTACTGGAAGATAGAAGACCTATGTTTTACACTGATAATGAACCCGTTTATGACGAGTTACAATTTACAGTGGATATATGGTTACCAACAACACTGTTGGCTAACTATACATTAAACGCTATCAAACTGGAGATAGATAGTGTTATGAGAGGTTTAGAGTACTTTAAAGTCTCTGAAAGTGAAGAGAGAATGATTTACAATACAGTAAGCAACCTTTCAATAACCTATTCAAAAAAATTCCAGTCAAATCTATAAAGAGGTGAAATTTAAACAATGGCAGAATATGCAAAGAAAGTACGTACTGGTGTAAAGAACTTACACTTTGCGATACTGAACGAAGACACACAATCTAACTTAGCTTACGCGACACCTGTTAAGGTTCCGGGACTAATTAGAATTGATGTAAATCCAGGATCAAACATTGACACATTGTATGCAGACAACAAAGCATCAATTGTTTACTCAGTGGTTGGTTCAGTGGAAGTGACTATTGAAAAAGATAGTTTACCTGATGACTTACTAGCTGAGTTACTAGGTAGGAAAAAAGAGGGAGCTACAAATTACGTAACAAACAACAACACAGCTCCATACGTTGCAATTATGTTTGAACAAACATATTCCAACGGATCATCAAGTTACGTAAAACTGTATAAAGGGAAATTCTCAGAGCCTGATAGTTCGAACGAAACTAAGAACGACTCTGTAAACTTCCAAACAGGAGAAATTACAGCGCAGTTTGTTGCTACTGAGTTTGAAAAAGACTTTGGTGGAAAAACAGAGGCACTTGTAATGGCTACAGCAGATGAAGATTCAGAAGGATATGTAGACGAAGGGGTTACATGGTTTGACTATGTTTACCAACCAGCGTCTGCATTAACAGTAACAGCTTCAGTTAGTGACGGAGACGCAGCAGTTTCAACAACTACTCCTGTTACACTAGAAGCAAACAACGCACTACTTTCTGACTTTGTACTAGACGAGTCCAACGTGTTCTTAATTGAAGACGGTAACGGACAACATCCAGTATCATTATCATTAAGCGGTGAGAACAAAGTTGTTACAGTTTCTTACGACACATCACTTTCAGCAACAACAAATTATACGTTAGTTTATAACCTAAAAGACGTATATGGACAAACAACAGGACAACAAGTAGTTAACTTCGTAACAGCGTAACAAGTGGAATAAGGGGGCTCTTTAATTAGTGCCCCCATAATTTCATTAAACTATAAAGGGGGAAACTTTTAAATGAAAGTTAAAGATTTTAAATTCAAAGATATTAAAACAATATCAAATACGGTAACACAACTTGATTTAGAAAAAGATGATATCAAAAATATAACAAACGTACTAACTGGGGCACAAGACCAGTTACTTGCTACAGAACAACAAGTAGAAAGTTATTTGTTAAACAATGTAGAAGCAAAAGAAAGAAAAGAACTATATCAAAGAACAGACGGAGACCTTACACAGTTAAGGGAATATGCTTTAGAACATAAAGGCGTAGACCCGAACGCTGACTTGTTTGAGGTTATTCTAAAACTTGTAGGTATTTTAGCAGACAAATTTGACGTACTTGCCGAATTTATTGCCTACTACTTGGAGGATTACGAACTAAAAGATGTTATGGAATTCGACGAAGAAGAATCAGTTGAGGCTATAATGGCGGTTTTTACGCATCCGGGTTTCGTAAAATTCTTCTCACGTTTATTCAATTCGAAATAAACTATGGATGGGATGAACTAGAGGATATACTCCACCAGAGATACGGTAACACAGAGTTTATTTTTGAGTCAATTATAAACGTTGGCATTAAAAAATTAAACGTTGCCGTAACACAGTACAACGAAGACAAACTGTTTGAAGTTTGGTCAAAATCTATGTCTGAAAAGTCCTTTGAAGATTGGAAAAAGGACATAGAAAAACGAAGCAAACAGGAACAGCAAAACGAATCAGGTGGTATAACAGGGGCTGACTTGGCTCAATTGTAATACTGCCAAACGGAGGTGACTAGTTTGGCGGGAAATAGAAGTGTAATAGATACGTTAGTCGTAGAACTAACTACCGATACATCAGGCTTTAGAAGTGGCTTAACAAAAATGCAAAGGTCACTTGAGAAAACAGGAAAATCAATGCAACGTGTAGGAAGACGAATGACAATGGCTTTCACAGCAGTATTCGCAGCCATTGGTGCAAAGTCACTACAACTTGCTGAAGAATACGAAATGGCAATGAACCGTGTACAAGCGGTTACCGATTCAACACAAGAACAAATGCAACAACTAAATGACCAAGCTATGTACCTAGGACGTACAACCGCTAGATCAGCAAGACAGATTGCTGGTGGGATGGAAACCCTAGGTCTAGCTGGATTTAGCACAGAACAAATCCAAGACTCAATTGACGCCGTAACAAGTTTATCAGTTATCGCTCAACAGGAAATGGCTATTAGTGCTCGTGACGCTGCGAACGTTATGTCCCAGTTCCAAATTGAGGCAAAAGACTTGGACAGTGCGGTTGACTCACTAGCAGAAACAGCGACCAGTTCGAACCAAAAAATTGAAGACCTTGTAAATGGGTTAAGATTTGCTGGACCAATTGCGAACCAAGCTGGTATCTCACTAGAAGAAACAGCAGCAACAATGGGTATACTTGCGAACAATGGTATACGTGCTGGTATTGCTGGACGTGCCTTACGTATGGGTATTTTAAAACTTGTGGCACCAACCGCTGGTGCAAAAGAAAAACTTAGACAACTTGGAGTTACTATACAGGACGACGCTGGTAACTTACTAAGTCTGAACAACATACTAGAAAATGTTAATGAAGGTATTGAAGGAATGGGTGTAGCAGAAAGAATGGCTTCACTTAGAACTATCTTTGGTACTCGTTCATTAGGACCTATGAACATTCTGTTACAGGAACAACAAACAATATTAGAGAATGGTACAAACGCATTCCAAAACTATGCAAACCAAATTCAAAATGCTGAAGGAAGAGCCGATAAAATGAGGGAAACTTTACTACAAGGTTTACCCGGAGCATTTATCCTATTTAAATCAGCGACAGAGGGTTTGCTACTTTCGTTACGAGAACTTTATGAAAGTGATGTTGAAGCATTCCTGTACAAGTTAATAGACATATTTAACAGTTTCTCTGATTTAAGAGTTGGGGAATCTGTAATGTTAAACATGGTTAGAAACTTTGGAGAAATACAACAACGTGGAAAAGACATGTTTAGCGATTTAATAGGACGAGCAGATGAATTTATCGAAAGTCTTATAGGTATAGACAATGTACTATCAGGTATCGGGGACAAGATTTCAGAAAAGTTTGATCAACTTGTTACCTACCTAGAAGAAGCACACGGGTTTATACTTAGAGGCGGTACAGAAACTGTTACAAGAGAAATACTAGACGAAAACGGTGACCCTACTGGGGAAACTGAAGAAGTAGAAAAAAACAGACGTACACGTGGGTCAGTAGTAGATATAGCATTACTTGCAGCATCTACTGGACCAGCAATGATTGCACTGGGTATAATTACATCAATGCTATCTAAAGTAGTTGGTTTATTAGGTATGGTAAGTGGCGCTGTTGGAACAGTTGTTAAAAGTTTCATGGTGCTAGGATCAATGAAAGTAGTTGGTGCGCTAACCTTATTAACATGGGCAATGTACGAATTTTTTGATTTTGATTTTACAAACTTACAAGATTCTATACGAGGAGTATACGAATGGTTCATGAATCTTGAGGAAGGTAACTCAGTTATACTAACTCTTATTCGTGATGGTAACGCTTTACAAAATGTTTTTGAAAACATGATGAAAAGAATGTCAAGTTACTATTACAAACTTGTTGACATGTTTGGTGGGGAAGACTCATTTATTCATGGTTTTGTACAAGGTTCTAAAGAAAAACTTAACGAACTACTTGACTACATAGAAGATACATTTAACGTAGAAATAGAAAGAAGCCTAACACAAGGTGGACTTATTGACTTAGCAATAATCGGTGCTGCAATAGTTCCAGTAACAATGGCAGTAACAAAACTATCGGTTGTATTTGGTTTATTAAAAGGTTCACTAGCCGCGGTAGGATCCTTGTTTTCATGGATTGGAACAAAAGTAATGGCAGCATTTGCCGCAAAAGGTGGAGCAGTAATCGCAACTACAACAGGTATAATTGCCGCTATATCCGCTGTTATATATTGGGGTTACGAACTACAAAAAGAATTTGGTGAAATAGTTCCTGCTCTAAAATCAGTTTGGGACGACTTAGTGTCAAGGTTAGGAGAAGTTTGGGACACACTAAAATCTACAGGTTCTTCACTAAAAGGTTTATTTGTAACATTATTTGATATAATGACAAAAGGATCTTCAGGTGAGGCATTCTCAAAACTGTTCAGTTCACTTATTAAGTTAGGTGGAACCCTAATAGACACTGTTTTAATAACAATTAAAATTACACTACTTGGAATAAATGCCGTACTTGATACACTCGATGTTATATTACAAGTTGTGTTTGGAAAAACAGGCGGAGACGTATTAGGAATCTTTGTCAAGGGACTTGCATATGTACTTGACGGAATAAACTGGATAATAAAAGGAATAAACTGGCTTTATAATGGTTTTGAAAAACTATTCAGTGTGTTTACAACAATAATAAGAGGAATACCAAAGGCTATTTCTGCAGTAGTAAATGGAATAAAAATGGCTGTTTGGTTTGTTACTTCCTTTATAAAGAGTGTTTATAACATAGTTGGTGCTTTCTATCAAGTAATAGGAGTCGTAGCAGGGTTTATACTTGAATTATGGAAAATAGTATTTGGACCCCTTTATGATATGATAGAAGAACCATTAGAAAAAGGTTTAGCAGGGTTTAAAAAATTCGGCGCACTAGTTGTTGCAGTAATAGCTGGAATGGTTACTAACTTAAAAGTTAGATTTGGACAATTCAAAGACAACGTAATGAGTGTTGTCAACGCGGTAAAAGAAGACTTTGCTAGTATGGGTGAGTTCTTCGGTAACATAATTGGTGGTATGTATGATTCCATAACTGGTATGGTTAGTAGAATGGGGGAATTATTATCAGCAGGAATTGACACATTCAAAGGTTTTTTCACAGATTTAAAAGATGAGTGGAAGAGATTACTACAAGTAGACATGATTAAAGATTTACTTGACATGTTTGCTGGATTGGCTGGTAGCATAATTAACCCAATAATCGATTTAATAAACAACCAGTTAATAGGGAGACTAAACACAATATCTGTTGACATAATGGGTAAAACGTTTGGTTTTGATATACCACAAATTGGACGTATTGGTGAAGAAGAAGAAACAGACTACGATCCAAACAGTTCACACCCAGCATACGGACAAGCAGCTAAGGGAGCTTATGTAAAAAGAAAACAAGGAGGTTCATTCTTCCAAGTTGGAGAAGGTGGGGACGATGAAGTTATTAGTCCTGTACCTATGCTTAAGAAAATGCTTTCAGATGCTATGAGACAAACCCAAAAACGTATGCTAGGTATTATACAGAGTGGAAGATTACAGAGTGCCGCTGTAAGAAGTTTAGGTACTGGTACAACACCACTAAATGAAGAACAAAAAACAAACAATGTTAACATAGTCAACAACAATAACTTTAACATTGATGGAAACATACAGGAAGAAGTTTCAGAAGCACTGAGAAGAACAGAAAGAGACTCAAGATTACGTATGAGGGGGGTTAAAATCTAATGGAAAAAATAGAGATAAAAAACCAAGCTGGAGAACGTAAAATATTTACATTAGATTATGAACACGGTAAAGGTGAAGAATCGTTAGAGGAAGTTAGGGGTTTTACCCAAAACTTTAACATTAACCTTACGTATGAAAGATCCCCCTTCCAGCAAGGGGCAACAACGGTTGCTATGAGAACAAGTGTAAGACCACTTTCTTTTGTTTTAAACATTTTAAGAAGAACAAAACAGGAAGTAGATTTAAGGGTAAGAGATATAGTTACATTTTTAAACCCCTATGAAGGCGAGTTAGAAGTAACTTACGATAACGGAACAAGAAGAAGATCAATAAATGCTTATTACAGAGAACATTCTGTTGTTGATGAAAATTCAAGTACAGGTTACGCAGCATTAGCTATTGAACTTGTTGCTGACGAGGCTTTATTTAAGGACAGCGAAGATAAGGTAATAAACTTAGGGGATGCTGGCGGAAGTTTTGCGATACCGTTTACCCCACCGTTTACTCTAGGTCTTTCACAAATAGAAACAATAGTAAACAACACGGGGGATTATCATTACCCAGTAGAAATAAAATTCTTTGGGGAAGTAAGTAACCCAAAAATAGTAAGGTACTTTTACGAAAACGGTAGTGACACAGTGGTGGACACTGCGAAACTAGAATTTGAAAACTTGGTAATACCTGAAAATTCATTTGTTAGAATAAATACAAAAAGAGGGGAAGAAGAAGTTACATTGGTGGACTCTTTAGGAAATGAAGAAAACATTAACAGATACTTATCTCCGGACAGTACATTCTTTCAGATATTTGTTGGTAAGAACAGAATAAGTTTAGAAACAACAACAGGTAACCCAGCAACAGAAATAAAATATAGGCAAAAATACATAACAGCCTAAGGGGTGTTTTAATTGGCAGTAATAAAAACATATGAGAACTTTTTTAGAGACAAAACTTATGACGACCTAGATTTAACTATACATACGGGTGCTAGTTTAATAGAGGGTGTTGTAAGAATAAGTGAGAACGATAATAACTTTTCAATAAACAGTCAGGGAACAGTGACACTTGAGTTAAATCCTGGAGCTGCTTATTTAGGTGGTTTACATGGTTACTTTGTAAACTATGAACGTGAAAATATTGGAGAGTACATTTCACTTTCGTTTGACCAACCAGCAACAAGTCCCCGTAGAGATTTGGTAGTTGTAGAGGTTAAAAGAGATACGGCTGAAATAAATGTCAAAGTAATAAAAAATCCTGACGAAGGAGTTTCGGCACCCGATTTAGTACAGGATCTGGAAGGAACCACCGCTACATATCAAATACCTTTGTATGAGGTAAAGGTTGAGTTAGGTGGTAATCTTGATATCACAGATCTTAGACAGTTTGTAATGACAAAAGATAGTTACAGGTTTAATGGAGCAGAACTAAGTACAGACAGCACATTTTCTGAAGTTACGGATGATTTAGTACCAACAGTTAGTGCAGTTAAAAACTATGTCGATGGTATTACTGGGGACACAGGTTCACTAACAACAACGTCAACATCCAACCTAGTATCAGCAACAAACTCGTTAAAAACAAAACAAGATACCATTGATACACGTTCAACAACAAACGAAAGTAACATATCAACTATTGAAACTAACATTGGTAATGTTACAACACTAGAAACCTCAGCTAAAGTTGTTGTTGATGCTATTAATGAGTTACACGAACAATTTGATGGGTTTACAGTTAATTTAGTACAAAGTGACTGGAATGTAACAGATACACAGTCAGACGCGTATATTAAAAACAAACCTGATTCTTTAACTAAGGTTGACTTATTACATACGTTTACATTAACTGGATCAACGTCAGATCGAGATGACCAAGTTTGGTCAGCCGGGTATAACGATATAACAGGAGGACCTTACTTAGCACTTATCTTGGTGTTAAACGATAACGATCAAGCGACCTCCTCAATGACAATACCAGTGGCAGACTTTTTAAGTGAGCAATGGTATGAGATAACTGTTAGTACAAACACCAACGCTTATGGAAGAGCACAAAGCGATGTTGTTATGAATTTAAGTAAAGGTATTATTAGAACAAACGGAACAGATGTACTTGCAAAGCTTCCTGCATCAGCAACGGACGGAACAATGAAAATGAAAATATACGGATTAAAATAATAGGGGGTAACTTAAATGGGATACAAACAAATAGAAAACATTATACCACCTATTAAGGTTCTTGAGTATAACGAAGAAAGAAAAAAAGTTGAGTTTGTTGACCAAATAACAACCTACACAAGCTTAAGATTTACCACAGATTTCCAAGGAGTAGGAAGTTTTACTTTGGAATTAAGTGGAGATAACAAAAAGGCTTCATCTTTAAAACAAGGCAGAATCGTCCAGTACGGTAACAATAAGGAAAAACAGGGTATTATAATGGACATTAACAGAAAGTTAAGTACAGGCGCAGATGGAAGCCTTAAAAACCTTTTTACCGTAAGTGGTGTACAATTAAAAGGGTTATTGGGGTATAGTTTAACTATACCTCCCGTATACCATGACCCATCTGTTTTCCCAACAGAGCCCGGACAAACTAGATTATGGAAAAACCCAATATCAAATAATTCAATTCTAAAAATTGATACAGATGAAGCTGGTACTGTTTATGCTGTAACTGAAGACAGACTTTATAAAATTAATGAGGTTGGAAGTATACAGTGGTATTACGAAGTTAGTGGAACATTATTTTCTTCACTAGCTGTGTTTACAAGTAACTCAATATACATCGGCACTGAAAGTGGTGAGTTACACAACATATCGGACAGTGGTGAGATAAAAACTGACGTAGAAGTTGAAAGAATATTTACAGTGGGACCGAACAAACTTACCAGTATGGTAGTTAACGATGTTGAACAGTTGTTTATTTCAGACTCTGAAGGAAATATTTACCAAACTGAACAAGACGGTGTTGTAACCACACTCGTTAGTGACACGGGAAACTACATAACTACAACAAACATAGATAGTAATGGAAATATTTATACCGCAAATATGGGTGGTTCAATTGTAAAATACAACAGTTCAGGATCAGAACAGTGGGTATATAGTGAACATACGGATATTATTAATGATTTCGATGTGGACAATTTAGGAAATATTTATACAGCGAGTGATGATTGGACTGTTAGGAATATTAACACAAACGGTGTTGAACAGTGGGTTTACAATGGACACAATAGCGCAGTAAAAACTGTAACAATGGGATCTTTAGGTTTTATTTACAGTGGAGAAACAGGTGGTGTTATAAAAACACTTAACTTTGACGGTACAGAACAGTACAGTTACCAAGAGGACAGTATTTATACTTCCAGCACAATAGGACCAGACAACAATTTATTTGTTGGTACACAAACTGGTTATGTTTTAAAATTAACTATTGCTGGTGACCCTGAAGAAAACTATTGGACTGGGGTAGACGCTTCAGGACAAGTAGTTGACATTGCATTACTTAACTACAAAGGTACAGGTTCTGAAAGTCACCACATATTTAGATCAACCGATTTAAAAGACGGAAACGTTTATTGGTTGGAAAGTATAAGTGACTACTGGCAGCTGTACGGAGAAGAGGGTAGTGAATACGACGTAACGGTTGGTACAGAGGACGATGTTTACAACGCATTACCTGAACCACCCAGTCCTACAACACAAAACGGTGTAATAGGTAGTGCAACAACTTTTGGTAGGGTATATGTCACTGAAACTGAAAACTACTACTATTATGTTGCGAGTTACCCTAAGTGGAGA